AACCGCCTCTCGGCGGTCTACGACATTACTACTTATTGCTTTGATTATTCGGTATTTTCGTTCCCTGGTACCCGGGGCGGGACTTGAACCCGCACAGCCATAAGCCGAGGGATTTTAAATTCAGCGTTAACATCTTTAAAAACAATAGCTTGTTTAAAAATTCGGAACATGGGTTAATAACTGCACGCTTAGAAATCATCTAGTTAGAGCAAGACTAATACCCATCTTCCGAACAAATATATGCATAACCTGCCGGGTGCCAAGTTACCTTTAATCCCTTATTGGATATGCAAATAAAACTGCAAGCTACCTCCCGCAGGATTAATCGGCGAAGTTCTTCAAAGGCTCACGCAGTGGCCGATCATCAAATAACCGGCAGATCATCCCACTCGCACGGCCGCATATCATTCACGCAGTACATCACCACGCCGAACACCTCGATCCCTTCTTCCGAGTCTTCGTTACCGAGTTCAGTTTCCCGGCCAGAGCCATCGAGAAACTCAAGCGCGCGATACGGGTAAAGACGAAGACGGCGCAACACATGCGCTCCTTCCTCCGCAGCTACGATAATGCTGCCGTGTACCGGCGTCGCCGACGAATCGACAACAAGCAACGCGTCAGCGTGGATACCGACCGCCATCGCCTGGCCGGCGGCGCGGAGCAGATAAGTAGCGCTCGGCTTTGAAATGCAGATCTCGTCAAGGCTCAAGCGGCGCTCAACGTAGTCTGCTGCCGGGCTAGCAAATTTTGGCATCATTCCCATAGTGTTTTACCTCACAACAAATACTGTATACACATACAGTATAAGCGTAAGAAAAAACCGATGTGAAGAAAGATTCACTGCGAAAATGGTAGATCGCTGATCGATAAAGAAAGATAGCTGGGAGTGATCCCAGCCATCATGATCACCCTTGCAATTCAGCTTTTAGAGCGTTGAATCGCGCATAGAGTGTGGTTTTCGCATCAACAGAAAGAACACCAGGGACGATAATTTTCGCGGCAATGTCTCCTTGGAATCCGTTACTAAGTGGATTTCCTGCTCCACCGATGGTCAACTGCCGTGATGCCTCCGTTGCGAACGGCTTAGCTGGGATATCTTTTTGCTGCAATAAAGCGCCATCGTGCTCCCAGCGATGGTGCGTACTCGTGGCTTCAATCACTGCAATGTGCCATTGGTTATCACGGAATCCTGTGATCGTCGTGTTTATTGGGTAGTTGCTCGGGTCGCTGACAGCTGTTCCGCCGTGGTTGAGCCAAACAGCATCAGTCAGGAAAGAGTCATTACCGAACCGCACACGCAGCCAGTCAGGAACCGTCGTATAGTTCCCGCAGATATTACCGCCAGTTCCTGTGTAACCTTCTGTGTTTGCAAGAGGTATCCGATACAAAATGAATTGAGCATAAATCCCATCTGCTGGCAGGGATTCATAACTACCCTGCGCGAGCAGCGCACCAGAGTTTGACGCAGCACGACCGAACCGTAGCGCATACCCTTTTCCAGCGGCAATAACCCGTGGTTTCAGCGCGGCTACCGGGGTCCAATTAGCACGGCCTGTTTTATCTCGAACGAGAGAAACCTCACCGCCGCTCGAAACAACCCCACTTTTGGCCTCTAGCCATGCCGACGGGTTCATTTTCAAGATAGCGATCTCTTGCTCAGTGATCCCCAGCTTCGGTAGATTAGGGTTATTCGCCGGGCGGTCGGCTTTGAAGACAACCATTGCGTTTGCCATTATTAATTTATCTCCCACAGGAAAGCGGCCAGCCACTGATATTCTGTCTCGCCGGTGTAAAGGTTAGTGATGCCGTTGGTTGTCCGAATCAGTCCACGGGCGCCATCTATCGGCCCAGATTGACTATTTGTGCCTGTACGCTTAAGCCCATACCCGATTTGCACCACCCGGGTATTCGTCGGATTGTTCACAGTTAGACGCATTCCCGTCGTACCGAGCGGGGAAACGTCAGTGATTGTTATCTCGGAACCATCGCGCGCACGAATGTTGAACCCAGCGCCAGGGCCAAGCCCTGCAGAATGCACGATAGCGTCAGACTCGTCTTTGGTGATCGATACTGACGAAGCGCAATACACATCAATAGTGGTTGCGCTTGACCAGTAGACTGAACGCGGCTTGAGAGAGATAAAACCCGTGCCAAAGCATTCAAATGCTACGGCGCGAGCCAAAGCCACGCCACGCTTGTTCTGCCCCAGGCTGTTGATGTGAATAACGTCGCCCGGGTGTGGGTATTGGTACCCAGGCCCGGTAAATCGGATATTGCCAAGCCCGTCTGCATCAAGCTGCCCTTGCCTGACACGACTGTCCCACTCTCCCCACGGTTGGAAACTGCACTGCTCAACAAAGATTGGCGTTTCTGGATGGTCACCACCGAAAATGCGCTTCACTTCGGCGTTATAATTCCTGTCAAGATTCCTCAGGAAACGGGTATAAAGCTCGGGGAACATCCCAGGCGTACCGTCCGTATCGGTTTCCCCTGCTTTCACATCAAGCCCCAATACAACAGGCTTAAATCCCATCCGTTCGCAAATTCGTTTCGCATCGATCAGTCCTTGTACCAATGCAGACCAGGCCGATGTCCCGCGTGTGAGATTGCGATATGCCTTACCACCATCCGCAGCAACATAGCGCAGGATATGAATCCTTTTCCCCGTCAGCTTCTCAACTTCGCTGATAATGTGCGCCGCAGAAGATGAGCACGCCGTTTCTTTCCAACCCCCGTTCACCGTATCTTTCAGTGACACAATTTCATCGATCAGCCCTGCGCTGCGGTTCGGGTTTTCTTTCCCAGCGCCGCGATCCGATTTGAACATCCACGCGTTGTCTGGATAGAGCTGCGTCGTAGCGATCAACACGTCATCTGCGTAAGTGCTCCATCCCTGCGCCAGGGATTGGCCGAAGGTCGGCAGGATGTACATCACAGGGCGCAGATCATCGGCAACGGAGATACGCGTCGCGCCGTAGTTCATCACCAGATCGTTAACAGCTGTAGCCTGTTTTATTTGCTGTGCTGCTGGCTTTAAATCACCGACGCGTTTAAGGCCATCTGGAGTAGCAAAATAATAGCCGCCGTCTTCAGTCCATGCCTCGGTAATGTTGTTGTAGGGATCGACAATGATTTTCGTGCACACTGCGCCATCGGGTAACGTATACGGCTGCGATTCAATGTACGGACGCACAGCGATGTCAGAATCAGCCGCAACAACTCGCAGCATGCCATTGCTATCTATAAAGGCATGACGCCCGTCATCCAACATCAGCGGCGCAAAATGACCATCGGCGAACTCAACACCAGCAGCAATATTATCTGCGATCCCAGCTGGCGTATTTGGAACATTGCTAACCCGCGTTTTCATTTCGTTTAGTGCTTCAGTTACCGCAGCCCCCGCCATTGACCATCGACCGGTCGGAACAATGCGCCCATTCGAAACCGTGTATTCGAGCGCTAATTCACTCGTTGATTGCGAATGTACCCAAAAATATTTACGAGTTTCCTTCCCGTCATCTACTGCTTTTTGTGCGGCGATTTCATCTGGATAGGCATTAGATACTGATTGTGTTATCTCCGAATAATCCCGGGCATCATCCGAATATTTTTTTGACAGACCTTCTGCTGTTTTGGACTCCTTAGCTGAAGTTTCCGCTGATGCGGCTGATTCTGCAGCACCCTTTTCACTGGTAATGGCCGACTGCGCGCTCGCTTTCGCCGTTTTACTTTCTGCTACAGCAACATCCCTAGCATCCATTGCAGCATCGCGATATCCCGCAGATGCACGCGCTGATTCTGAGGATTCAATTTCAGCATTCCTTGCCCGTTCGGACATTCGTTTAATGTCAGAATAAACCGGCGGCCGGGCCAGCTCCGGATCTGCATAAATCAGATAATCATTAAGGGAACCATCCGCCGCTCCATCTTCGATACGCATGAAGCCGAGGCGCTGGCGGATCCCATTGTTATAGGTAACAAATACCTCGTAATCGTCAGGAGCGACCGAGAACTCATACTCTCCGCCGAGACCCGTCACGGTTTCTACACACAAGCATTTGAACGTTTCCAATGTGTTGTTTTTCGACTTTACAGCTATCAAAGCGCCAGGCATGGCTACGCCGGCCGGATCGCGGTATACGCCGGATATTTTGATCATATGGTGAATAACCTCAGACTATCGATTGACAAATAGCACCATTGGGGCTATTATTTACTACATGAGGTAGCGGAAAGGCCGCAGCCCGAACCCGAAAGGAAGAGAGAGATGACAAACGACATGACCACCGCAGAGCTTGAAAAGATCCACGCCGAAATCGCCAAGCTAATGGCTGAGACGGCGAAGATTAACCGGGAAACGATGTGGTATCCGGTAGCCGTAGCAACCGGTTTAATCGGCGCGGTGGCTACGGTAACAACCATCATCATCAAATTTATTTAAGAGAAGCCCCGCGAGGGGCTTTTTCGCAGGTGAAAAATGAGACTGATAAACGAATACACCCCTCCCACCCCTGAGGATCTGGAGCAACTAAAATCAGAACTCGGATATACCGGAACGCAAATGGCAGATCTGGCGGGTGTGGCAAGCAATAGTCAGTGGCGAAAATACACTGGCGGTGCCGAACCGCGAGCAATGTCACCACACATTTTATTTTTTATGGCGGCGCAACTTTCATTGTCTACGCAGGAGCTTGATAAAGTCATTGATAAAATGGCATCGATTGGCGCAACCATTAAATAAAATCGCTTGGACAGTCAATCATAGTAAAATATATCAGGAGATAACAATGCTTAAATATTTCGCTTACAGTTTAAAAAATAAAATAAGCCCCACTAAAGCGAGGTTGTTTTTCAATAACACTTCACATTCAACTAAAAGGAAGTACAAAATACTCAAAAAATCAGGTGTAAGTATTAGCAGCAGAGCCAACATTATGGCGCCTTTTTATTATGAATACGGTAATATAGAGATCATTGGTGATGTATTCATTAATGCTAACTGCAACTTTCTTGATGGTGAAAAAATAGTCATCAACGATGGCTCAATGATTGGCCCAGGCGTAACTTTATCAACCGTAAGTCACCATGTAGCTCCAGAAAACAGACATGATAGAAATGTAACCGCTCCAATTATTATAGGTAAGAATACTTGGATATGTGCCGGAGCTGTTATTCTTCCAGGTGTTACTATTGGTGAAAACAGCGTTATCGGTGCAAATAGCGTAGTGAATTGTAACGTACCAGCAAACACTATGTATGCCGGCACTCCGGCAGTATTCAAGAAGAATATTTAATCGGCCGGTTTTTCCGGCCACCCGGAACAATTCTCTTTGCTCATTCTGTTTACTAGCACCCTATATTGCTTCCACTTATCTATGTTTACTTTTTCTTCATCTGTTGCAATGCCTAAATCAACAGCATCAGATAGAATTGATATTTTTTGCGAAGCCTCACTTATTAATCTATTTTTCATTTCATCGAAGTGCAATGCTTCAATGTCAAAATCGTATTCTACAAATTCATTCCCATCCCAATAATAACCAACTTCATTTTTAGCGATAACTATGTCGCCAAACTCACCATTCAACGCCCTATTATAAATATCGCGTCCGTGTTCAGTTGAATCGTTAGGCATCGCTGTAAACGAAATTGGTGAATCTGACAGATCAGGGAAAATAACGTCGCAATCTATATATTTTTTAATGTTTGTTGTTCTGCATTTTTTCACTTGTCCATAATTCATTATGACACCCTCACAAATAAGCTAACACCGTAATGCCTATTCCCACCTTCACTATCAGAAATACATAACCCCAAACATTTCCATGTGCCCCCCAGTTGTCCCTCAGCAAATAATGCAGCCCAGTTTCCTCCTCCGGGATACCCGGTCACACCAGAGGGGGATAAATTAGAACCAGAAACCAACTCACCGTAACCCACTCGAGAGTCTTGAGGGTTTAAGCGTGCAAATGCGAGACTGCCAATCGCATCAGTATTAACCTGTACAGGGGGCTGTGGACGTTGTGGGCCATAGGTATTATTATTTAACCAGTTGCTGAGATACCCTCCCCAAACAGAACCCCATATGTTACCGTCCTGATGGTATCGAGTTCCAGTTGACATTGTGATTATTGGATAAGTGCCATTAAGTGCAAGCGAGCCATCGTTTTTAAATGATGGGTAAGCATCTAATCCACCTGAGTGAATATGGAACGATAACGCCCCATATTGGCCGACTGTCTCGAGATAATAAATATCTGCATACTGGTCACCTGAACCTTGAATGTGTAATCCATTTGACTGGTTATAACTTTGACCATTACTTGTATACGGATAAATTCCTGACTTATTTATATATCCAGTGTGATTAACCGAAAAACTTGTACCTACATTTATAGAACCGTCACCGGTAGAGACAGCAAGCGGCCGCAAGTTGTTATATGTCCCCCAAGGGTCACCAGCATTAGTAAGCATAAGATAAAGCGCATTGCCGTCATTACGCCAGAAAGTGCCATATTGCCCGGAAGCAATACGGTATGAATCTGCATACGTGGTGCCTAGCGGGCCGCTCATTCTGTCACCGGTTTTAGCAACAGCATTGATATCAGCAGCAGTAGGTTTAAACCTATCGGTATAAATTCTCGCCCAGGTAATCCCGCCAGCCTCTGCTTGTGAAATGCCGACATACGCCGCCAAATTACCGCCAACAACAGCAACGTAGCCTGAGGATGGTGCAGCATCCATAGGCAAGCATACAACGCCAGCTGATACGTTTCCGGACACTGCAGGAGGCTTATTAGCTGACGAAGCATTTACGCGGAAAAACTGCGCGATGTTACTGTAAGCGTCGCTTTTTGCTATTGGCCCGACACCCAAACCCGCCGTGCCCATTTCCATTACATTACCACTGCCAGTGCCGACGTTTTTTGTCGCAGCAGTACCGAGCTCAAGATTTTTCCGTCCCTCCGCTTTATTTTGCAAATCCGCCAGGTTTTGTGACTTTTGAAGAAACAGCCCATTGGGATCCGCCAACAGATTTTTCCAGCCCGCTGCACTGGCGCCATCCGGATCCGTTGTGTTCGCTTCAACTGTATTCCACCAGATTTTCGAGCCGTCAGCGCTTAATACCGTCGCGCCTTTTGCATATCCGCCGATAGCCTGAGCAAAAGCAGAATCAAAGGTATACTGGCCGCCGGCTTGAGAAAAACGAATTGCCGCAGTGATGTCGTTCAGCAGTCCGTTAAAATCCTTCCCGTGCGGCGGGATACCGCCGGCCGCGATCGCTGTCATTGTGAGTGGCGGAAAGCCAGAGTCATAGGCAGCTTTGCCCTTTTCCTTGGTTTCCTGCGTGGCATTATTGGGGATCGTGTTTTTGTCAGCCGTACCGCTGGCGAACGGCACTGCAATCTGACGAGGTTTATCTGTCAGTTTCATTTTATGCCTTCTGAATTATTGAAACGTTAATACCTGGCGGCGCCGGCAGCGCGCCGGAGGACTGGACGATAGCAAGCTCTGCGGTCGACAGTTCAAACTCGAACACATAGCTCATCTTCATTCCGCCATCGTTCTGGATATAGGCGCGCCCCCGATCGCCGAACATGTAACGCAACATCCGATTGATATTCGGTATTGAACAATCGGTGATATTGCTCATGGCTTTCATCATGATCAGACGGCGATAGATCGGGTCCGCAAGTTCAATGGTCTGCGTTGTGCTCTCACCGCTATAGAACGGCGCCTGGTCAAATGGGCGGGGATCTGTCCGCGTTGGCGTATCCAGCCGCGCCTCACTGAACCCCAAATAATTAAAGTCGTCGTCGACCGTTAGCCGCCGGCTTACGTCCACAATTTTTCCCCACACATCGAGGCCATAGGTCTCTGCGGTTTCGATGTTCCAGATCAGATCGTAAAAATCATCGACGAACTTGTCGGGGGAAACGGCTTCGTTGAAGCTGCCGATCAGGGCGTTAAGGCGGGGGCTGGCGGCGTACTGTGCGAGCACAGTGGCGGCCACATTCTGCAATTTAGACCTCCTGCAGCTCTACGCTGATATTGTTCGGATCCAGCGTCGGAATTTCGTCGATTCCAAACTGGAGGGATGAGGAAAAGGCGTTACCATCCCTGCTCAGCGCCAGGCTGAGAATATCGATGTTTGAAGGGTCAATGCTGTAAATGCCCGCATAGAATCGCCCGGCGGCCAGCGCAGCCGCTGCACGCGCACGATTGCCCCCATCAGCGCCATTGAATGCCGCAATCACTTTACTCTTTACCTGATCGGTAATGTCCGATGGCAAATATTCGCTTTTTCTCAGGATAACCCTCACTGACACGCTCACCGGCATCAACCCTTGCCAGGTGATCACATACTCCGGGTATGGCGGTTCATAGCCGTCAGTATCTGCAATCGTGTATGAAGAATCACCGTTCATGTTGACACCGGGCGGCGCCTTGCGCCAAATAGCACCCGCAATCTCCTCTGCCTTTCCACCATATACACCTACGTAGAACGAATTTTTCTTCAATGTATAGTTGGACGGGCCAACTTTCCTGTCTGTCTCGGTAGGGTTATGCGTAACGTAAACATCCACTACGTTGGGGACTTTTGCGAGGATCTCGCCGCGGATCGCGTTCAATGTGTTCCGGGCATTGTTGGCAACGGAATTGCGTCGACGGTGCTCAAAGTCGGCTCTGCTCTCCTCATTGTTGCCCGGCACCCCGGCGGCGCGGTTCGTCACACCAGACCAGCCAGGGATCGCTTTGTAGACCTTGCTGAGCGCACCAATGGGGCAACCGATTGGGCCTGTCGTGAGGTTCTGGAAAACCACATCAACGCTACCGGCGGCGCCGATCGTGGCGTCGGACAGGCTGGCGTATAGATACCCTGCTTCATCCTGTGCCAGGCTTCCAGCAGGGATCAGCGTATCCACCAGCCCTGAGCACGTCCCGGTTACTGTCGTGCCGGTGGCACCGATGCGGTCGAGGAAATAAACCCGGCCAATCGCATCCTGAAACCTGCCGCTGCTGTAGTCCGCGTTCACCTGGTTCGCGATCGCCAGCAACTGATCGTTCTTATCGGCGATGATGGCCGAATCGCTCATCGCCAGTTGTCCCTGTGGGCTCGTAAGGCTGGTCCCCATCGAGCTCCCCAGCGCGGTGGAGAAATCGGTTAGCCGGCCGTTTAGTATGTCCACCTCATCCGGCACCAGCAGCCCCGTTTTTGAAAACGTAACCGCCGGTACCGCAGTTGTGTAATTGGTGTTTTCATCCGTCATAACAGCACCGTGTAAACGTTGAAATTGGTATCGGTGATCGTCATTACGCCACCAATGCGGCGATCGCCATCTGAGACTGCCGTACACAGCGCGCTGGAGACCGTCGGCAGTTTCATCGCCTCCTGCTGCATTTTGGTGTTAATCAGCTGCGTGCCGGGCCAATGGCCGAGGATCCGCGGGTAATAAGGAATCCCGAGCGTGTTGTCATACCAACACTCGCCAAGGAAAGTGCTGCAGGCGCACGCCACATCCTGCGCCACCGCATAAGGGTTGTCCGTGACCGCCAGGTTGCCTTTGTCGTCCAGCATCAGATCCCAGGTATTCGTATCGAGAAGAAGTGAGCGAGTTTGCATCATGCCCCCTGTTGCGGTTTATTCGTCTGCGCGCTGCCTGATTGCACGCCACCATGCACGTGGTCACCAAACTCGATGCCACCAATCGTGGCGCCGCCGGACAAGTCCGCTTTGCCTTTGGCTGTAAACTTCTGGCTCACCTCGGTCGCGCCGTTCAGTGCGATTTCCGGCGAGTTAACGGCAAAGCGCTTCGATGCATTGGTTTCAACATCCGGCGCATTCAGCGTAATTTTCCAGGGTGAAGTTACATTGATCTGCTGATCGGCAAACTCGACAAATTGCACCGGGTCGCCATTCAGCACACCACCCAGATAGATCGCATCTGACAGGCTGTGCGTGCGCCTTGATCCCGGCATAGCGGGCTGACGCGTGGCTTTAACCCCGCTGATATCCCGATCGCAAATCGCTATGAACCCAATATCACCGGCTTTCGGTGGCATGATCACCGCACTTTGTCCACCCTGTAGACGCCACACCGGCACGTTGTAAATTACCTCATGCGGGATAGGTGAGCCGTCGCCAGCGACGGCCATCACCATAGGACGAATGTCCACGTGCTCCCCGTTGGCATTGATCACCCTACCCAACGTGATAAACGCATGACGCCCCAGAAACTGGCGCATAACGAAGTCCTGCGCGTTGATATCACCATTCAGATCGGAGCCGTTTACATGAAAATTTTCCATATCAGCCCCCGGGTTGCCGCAACAATTCGCAGGATGTTGAACATTGGCCGCCCTCAATCCATGAGGTTAACGTGTGCATTGCACCGAGCACCGCATAGCGGCCGCTGGCGTTCGGGAGTGAGGTCACCAACGACAATTTGCGACCAATAAAAATATCAGGACAGAACAGACACGAAATGCTCAGCCCAACATTGGTAAAAATGGGATACCCGATTAATCCGTGGTCGGGAGAAACGAGCAATGCCGGCTCTTTTCGGGATACTCCCTTTGGCCAGATCGTCACCTTCTCCACGTTGATATCGATCTCGGCATCAACAGCCCGTGCCGCCTCGATCATCTGCTGCGTGATATCTCCCTGGAAATACGGATCGGGCAGCGTGCGTTTAACGCCCTGATTCTCATATTTCAGCCCCACTGATGATGCCATTGGCATCAAAATGTCATCGATCGAGACGGGGCCTTTCGCGCTGAATGACGACACCTTTTTCGCCCGCAGATAAAACATCATGTTCGCCGTAATAATCAGCGGCACATCCGGAGCCTGGTTGTAATCCGCATATGCATCGCTGATAAACCCTTCGAAAATCAGACGGTCAGCAGCCCATACGCGGATCCGATTAGGCTTGGCCCCATCAATCCAAATCCCTTTGTAGCTCAGCGCCGCCATCTGCTGGGCCACGAGCCCCCACAGATAAAGGGTAATTTGCGTGCCGGCAATCCCGCCATACGCCGCCAGGCTTATATAGCAGCGCGCATTCTTGACGGTAAGCACGTTACCCCGATCGTCAAACGTTCGCCCCTCTGCCAGGGTAAACTCCACCCTGATATCCCGTTGTTGATAGCTCACGGCATTTCCTCCGGCGCAAGGTAGTAAAGTTTGAAACGCTCACCCAGGCCGGACCATTCAGGATCCGCGTTTCCCGCCAGGTCAGCGAAAAATAATTCGCCGGCGAATGGCAGATAGCCGTAACGCACGATCTTGTTGCCGTTCAGGCACAACACCCCCTGCAGGCAGGGAGTGCCGTTAACGGTCAGATCGATATATAGCCCCGTGGTACGCTGTGCCAGACGAATTTCACAGGCCTGATTATTCAGGGAGACGGTGAATCGTTGAGACTTGAGGGGCTTGAGTACAATTTCCAGCATCAGGTTAAACTCCCCGCCAATTGCTTAACCGCCGCATCCAACTTTTGCGTCGCGCTGACGGTGACCTCTCCGAGAGGTTTGGTCACATCCTCGACCGCTGACGAAACCTTATCGGCAATGTTCCCAACCAATTCCGACGCCGAGCGCTGCACGCCGGAGATCGCTTTCTTCACATCAGAAAGGGTGGAACCACTCGTTGAAGAGGTAACGAGCTCCGTTTTGGCGCTCGCTCCCTGGGTGATTTGATTATTGGTAGTGTCGGCCTGCGATGTCTCGCTGCTGACGGTCACCTCGGCCACGTCCTGCACGTCCTGAAAAACCGCCGTTACCGTAAGCAACGTCGGGCCGCCGTCGCTTCGGATCCGATAATCGTATTTGGTCAGGTCATAGGATGAATAGGTTTTGTCGGGGGTTTCGATGTCATAAACCTCCGCCGTTGTTCGCATCGTCTCCAGGGTGGCCAGCACGTCCGAGCGGGATGTCAGCGTGAGATTTGTCAGGTTCGGAAGCCCGCCTGAAAACCCTGTCCAGCCCTCCACGGTAAACGTAATGTGTAATTCTGCCGGCCGCTGCACCTTGTTGAACGACGTGTAACCACCTCGCTCGATCGGTGCAGTAGTGATCGACGCTTCGCCCCCCACTTCGATAACGACAAATGACGTTGGCGAAAAGGGCTTCGTGCCAACACTGGCGCCGGAGGCATAATAAATTCCGTATCCCGGTGCCAGCACGCTGTTAACGACAGACAGCAGGCCACCGCCCCGCACAGCATTCAGTACAGTGGCCTGATTCAGGGAAAACCTCATGTCGATACTCCCGATGCATACGCGCCCACAAGGCTGGAGCGATTAATTTTTTGCCTTGCGTCGTCGATGATCCCTTTCGTGCTGTCCGCCGGCGAATTCACCTGCAGAGTGCCGATATGGGTTGTTTCGGTGATCGTGGATTGCGAACCGCCGACCGGCTGGCGCGCCTGCGCCGCCATGCCTGCGCCCGGCTGAGGCAAATTCGACAACACCTTCGGCACGTATTCCCGCGTTTCCTGCGGGGCCGCGCCGAGCCCTTTGCGCTCAACATTACCCTGGCCCCAGTTATACGCCGCCAGCGCCTTACCCAGATCACCATCGAATATTTTCAGCAGCTGCGACATGTAGCGCGCTGCGGCATGGGCTGATTTCTCCGGATCAAAAACGTCATCGCCGACCAGCCCGAAGTCCTTCGCCGTGCCTGGCATGAACTGAAACGGCCCTTTGGCGCCCGCTTTCGATACAGCCTGAGTATCGCCGCCTGACTCCGTGATCACCATGCTGCGCAGCAGCCCGGCAGGGAGCCCGAACGTTTCCTCCAGCTTGCTGAGTTTCGGCTGCAGCCACGCCAGCATTTCCTCACCGGCCTTTGTTGGCTGTGGCCGGCGTACAGATTGAGCAAACTGCGTCGGAGCCTGGCCTTGCCCGTAACCATCACCACGCGGAAGATTGATCCCGAATGTATCCTTAACCCAATCGTGAGCGGATTTTCCCCACCCCTCTACCTTGTCACTGAATGGCAGATTGTTCAGGGCATCCGCAACAGGGTTATTTTTCAGCGCAGGGTATTTTTCCTCGAGGGGTTTAATGACAAACTCCTCAAGCGCCACCAGAGCTGCAATAAGGCCGGCAGGCCCCATCAGTGCCCCGCTGAGTCCTTTAAACAGGGAAAGCAGCTTGCCACCCACCGACGCGCTAACCAGCAGCAGAATGGCGTTCTGCCAGCCTCCTACCGCATTGGCGGCTTCACCGGCGACACCAACAATGTTCGACAGAACATCGAACACGCCCTGCACCGCGGCTTTGATTTCATCCGGGTGCTGTGCCATCC